CTTGACAGCCTTGAATCAAATGATTGATTCATGGAACACTGAACGTTTGTCAGTGTTCAACACAATTGACCAAGTGTTTACTTGGCCAGCCGGTGAAATCCAACGCCATCTCGGCCCTAACGGCGCTAGTTTGGGCGGCTTTAATGGCATCCGTCCAATCTTGTTGGACGATGCAACGTATTACCGTGACCCAGGCACAAACGTTTCTTACGGTATCAAGTTCATCAATCAGCAACAGTATGACGGTATTGCTGTTAAGACGGTGACCTCCACTTATCCGCAAGTCATGTGGATTAACATGGAATACCCCAGCATCCAGATGACGGTCTATCCTCGCCCCACACGGGACTTGGAGTGGCACTTTATCAGCGTGCAAGAATTGGATCAGCCTGCTACGTTACAAACCATATTGGCGTTTCCCCCAGGCTACTTGCGTGCGTTTACCTATGCGTTGGCGATGGAGATTGCGCCTGAGTTTGGTGTCGAGCCAAGCCCCCAAGTGCAGCGTATTGCTATGACCAGCAAGCGCAATCTGAAGCGCATCAACAACCCTGATGATGTGATGTCGATGCCTTACGCTATTGTGGCCACTCGCCAGCGTTTCAATATCTACGCTGGTAACTATTGATGAAGACGCCAATCCTTGGTTCATCGTATGTGACACGCAGCATCAATGCTGCGGATGCTAGGATGGTCAATTTGTTTCCTGAGATCGTACCCGAGGCGGGAAAAGAACCTGCGTTTTTGCAACGGGCACCAGGCTTAAAGTTGCTTAACACAGTTGGCACTGGCCCAATTCGAGGCCTATGGGCTTTTTCATCAAACGATGGCACTGCTTTTGTTGTATCGGGCAATGAACTTTACAAAATCAACAATGCTTACACAGCCACGTTACTTGGCACTGTAAGCGGCGCTGGCCCTGTCAGTATGGCCGATAACGGCACGCAATTGTTTATCGCCTGCAATGGCCCAAGTTACATTTATAACAACACCACAGGTGTGTTTGGAGCTATTACAGACCCTGATTTTCCAGGCGCTGTGACTGTCTGTTACTTGGACGGTTACTTTGTTTTTAACCAACCAAACAGCCAGTTAATGTGGGTTACCGCAATCCTTGACGGCACAAACATTGACGCGCTTGATTTTGCCAGCACCGAGGGTTCTCCTGATGGCTTAATTGCAGTGGCGTCCAACTTCCGCGAAGTCTGGGCCTTTGGCACAAACTCAATTGAAGTTTGGTACGATGTTGGCGGTACGGGTTTTCCCCTACAACGTATTCAAGGCGCTTTTAATGAGTTAGGTTGCGCCGCCCCGTATTCAGTGGCCAAGATGGACAACGGTTTATTTTGGCTTGGCCGTGACCGCCGTGGTCAAGGTATTGTTTACCGTGCAAATGGCTACGCTGGTGTGCGTATTTCTACTCATGCAGTGGAATGGCAGATTCAACAATACGCTGATATGTCGGATGCTATTGGCTACACGTACCAGCAAGATGGCCACAGCTTTTATGTGCTGATTTTTCCTTCGGCCAACACCACATGGGTCTACGATGCCGCAACCCAAGCATGGCATGAGCGTGCCGGTTTTGTTGATGGTCAATTTACTCGCCATCAATCAAATTGTCAGATGGCGTTTCAAAACAAAATTGTTGTTGGCGACTTTCAAAACGGCAACATCTATGCGTTTGACTTGGACAACTATACCGACAACGGCAACATTCAAAAATGGTTGCGTTCTTGGCGTGCGTTGCCCCAAGGAACAAACAACCTGAATCGTACCGCCCAGCACAGCCTCCAATTGGATGCTCAAACTGGCGCTTATCTACCAGATGTTAATGTTGATGTTACGGGTAGCAACGATACGTTTTTAATCTCGGAAGCAGGCGCATTTTTGTTGACCGAATCTGACGTTTACATAATCACCCAAACGGGCGAAAACATAAACCCACAGCCAAACGTTATGTTGCGCTGGTCGGACGATGGTGGCCACACATGGTCCAATGAGCATTGGAAAGGCATGGGTGCTGTTGGACAGTATTTCTATCGCACAATTTGGCGCAGGTTGGGCATGACTGTCAAGTTGAGGGACCGTGTTTACGAAGTGTCGGGCACTGATCCAATTAAGATTGCGATCATGGGCGCTGAACTTGTTTTAAGTCCAACCAATGCTTAGTCCTAACGCCACGCCAACACCAATCACGCCGCCGCGAGTGCCGTTGGTTGACCCACGCACGGGCTTAATTGACCGTGCATGGTACATGTTTTTTATCTCGCTAATTAATGCGGCCACATTGGTGTATGACGGTGATCTTGGCCCAAGTCCTGAGTCTTTAATTTCATCATACGATGCAGCTTTGCAGGCACTAGCGCAAAACGTTGACACGCAACCGTTGCCTGTTGACTTGAGCGCAGAGTTAACTAAACAAATTGAAGCGGCTGGCTTGGCCAACTATGCGACTGGGTTGTTGTCGCAAATAGCCGAAATGCAAAAGCAACTTGACGCGCTCAATCTTTTGCCAACGCCAACCCAAGGAACGGTAATAGAAGTGACAGGCACAGCGCCTGTGGTGTCAACTGGCGGCATTTCTCCTAACATCAGCATGGCTGCGGCTAACACATCGACTGATGGTTATCTGACATCGACCGACTGGAATACATTTAACAATAAAGCACCGGCGACCAGCGGTGTTTCTATTCTGTACGGCAACGGCTCTGGTGGTTTTAGCAATGTCTCAACCGGCTCAGGCGTCAGTTTTGTAGCTGGCGTTTTGAGTGCCACTGGTTCCGGCGGCACAATTACTTCGGTGACGGCTACCGCGCCGATTGCGTCTTCTGGTGGCTTCACACCAAACCTTAGTATTAATGCGGCTTATGGTGATACGGTTAACCCTTACGCAGCCAAGACCGCAAATTATGTGCTTGCTGGCCCCACATCGGGTGCGGCGGCTGCGCCTACGTTCAGGGGTTTGGTAGCCGCTGACATTCCTTCTTTGTCTTATGTTACTTCGGTCAGCGGCACATCTCCCGTTGTATCTTCTGGTGGTACAACCCCTGCCATCAGTATGCCTGCGGCTACCGCATCAGTAAATGGCTATCTCACCTCTGCTGATTGGACTACGTTTAACGGTAAACAACCTGCGGGCACTTACGTTACTTCTGTAACCGGTACATCGCCTGTCGTATCTAGCGGCGGTACTACGCCTGCCATCAGCATGGCGGCTGCTACTGCATCGGTCAGTGGATATTTGACTAGCACAGATTGGAATACGTTTAACAATAAAGGGTCGGGGACTGTTACATCAGTGACTGGCACTACGCCAGTTGTTTCGTCAGGCGGCGCTACACCAGCAATTAGCATGGCAGCGGCTACTACGTCAGTCAATGGCTATTTGACTTCAACTGACTGGACCACGTTTAACGGTAAGCAAGCCGCGCTGGTTAGCGGCACAAACATTAAAACTGTCAACGGAACAAGTTTATTAGGGTCTGGTGATGTAGGTACGATCACTTACGCTTACGGCGGCACTGGTCAAACTACAGTTACCACGGGCGATTTGTTGTACGGTTCAGCCGCCAACACTTGGTCAAAACTTGCTGATGTAGCTACCGGTAATGCTTTAATTTCTGGTGGTGTTGGTGTTGCGCCAAGCTACGGCAAAATTGGCCTGACAACCCATGTAAGCGGTACGTTGCCGACTGCCAATGGCGGGACAAATCTTACTTCGTTTACTGCCAACGGCGTGGTCTACGCATCGTCCACCAGCGCTTTGGCTACTGGGTCTGCATTTGTATTTGATGGTACTAACGTAGGTATTGGGACGAGTTCGCCTACTGGAAAAATTGATGTACAAGGAGGCCGTTCGTATTTTGCCTCTAACAGCGATGCTTTTGCTACATATCTTCGGTACAACTCATCAACTTCTGGTGTTTTTGTTGGTTCTCCTTCAGCCAATGCTTTTCAAGTATCTACGTCTGCTGGCTCACCGTCTTTAACTATTGATTCTGGCCGCATTGTCACTATGCCAATTTATGGCGCTGGCGCAGCGACATTTTCAGCAGCCGGTGTTATTTCGTCCGTGTCTGATGAAACATGGAAAATTAAAGATGGTATTCCGGTTGATCCCGATGCCATGCTTAGAAAATTAGAGCCTGGCTATTGGTACTACAATGACGAGAAGAAAGAAATTTTTGGCAAAGAACGCCAATTAGGCTTTTACGCCCAAAACGTCAACGCTGCGATTGGCCCTGAAGCTGCCCCAGAACCCGAAGAAGGAAAGCCTTGGGGCTACTACGACCGTTCTGTTTTAGCCGTGGTTGTTATGTCTTTGCAGAAAGCACTTGATACCATTGATTCACTTACAGCCCGTATTGCGGCATTGGAGCAAAAATGACAGTCACCGTCAAAGTCCTCGTACCAGCCAAATACGCCGAGGCAACCCAAACCACGCAGTACACAT